AAGTTACCAGCGCCACGACGAGTCTTACGAGCAATCACGTTTGCCACTTCATTGATGCGAACACCAAGGTTTGCAAATCTGTCACCGACGAACGCAGGTGCGTAAGTTGGGCCAGCAGTTGCCACCATGTCGAAGGTACGTACTGTACCAGCAAGGGATAGCAAGTCGTTAATTACTTCAGCGTCAATTTCTTGTACGATTTCAGCAGATAGAGCCTTTGTGATTTCGCTTTCAAGATCCAAGCCGTGCTGACTGTTTAAGTCCTGCATAGCTTCAATAGTCCAACCGCTTTGTAGCTTTCTGCTTCCAGCTTCAACAGCCTGAGAGATAACTTCTAAGCTCATCTTACGACCACCAGAACCTTCGATGAAAGAGTTAGAACCACCAAGCATTGATCCACCAACGTTCACTGAATATCCAGAGAAGTCAGATGTACCCGTACCATATGTAGTTACGTCTTGTGAAGACTGCCATGAACCACCTGTAGCTGTAGCGGCATCAATATCATCAGGAGCAGATGTGCCATCGGCACCCGGAGCGTCAATACCGGAAGCACCGGGATCTTGAGCAGCACCAGTATTACCTGCGTAAAACTGACGAACAGGACTAGCGTTACCAAATGCTTCGTCACCAGCAGTGATGTCAAATCCACCAAACTGAGAAGATGCAACGTTGTGAACCATATCCTCTTCATACTTATAACGAAGAGTATATACTAGGCCAACCGGACCAGACATAGGCTGAACACCAACAAGCTCTGTGGCTATGGTGCCCGGAATAATACGTCGGATCATCGGTAGTAATGTTTTTCTGAAACCAGCAATGTCATGTGCCTGAATAGCACCGGCGGCTGCGGTTTCACGAAGTAGATATTGACGTTGGTTCTCTAAAAGAGGACCTACAACATCTTTTTGGGATTCTTTCAAACCATCGAGTAATGCTTCTTTGGTCTGGTCCCAGTGTTCTAATAATGAATTGTCCATTAGTTGTTTCTCCTAACCTTATGGGTAATTATATTTTAAGAGTTACCGCCAAGTTTTCTTATACGAGCAATCGTATCTTTCACTTCTTGTGGCAGTTCGTCTTCTTCAGATGATTCTTCAATCATCTTCTCGTTATTGCCAGTAGCAACAACTGTACCTTCAGTAACAACGACTTTGTCGGCTACCTTTTTCTCACCCTCGGCTAGTACTTCAGAATCAACATCTGTTTCCTTCTCCGACTCCACGTCTACGCCAGCTTCAGCATTTTCGTGTAGAACTTTTGGAATATAGTGTGCATACGCTTCTTCCAATTTATCTGTTGGCTGGTTCGCTAGAACCGCTGCCATAACATCTTTTGTACGTCCATTCAATGGAGATAGCACTTCCTCCAACTTCTTATCACGTCTTGCGGCGTTCAATTCCTTAGTAGATTCTTTCAACTGAGCTATGACAGCTTCAAGATTCTCTTCTTTTTTCTTCAATTCTTCTTGGAGGCCATTTTCGTTAATGAACTTCTTAGTGAAGATACCTTCGAACGCTTCGAAAATTTCAGCACCGAATTGTAGACGTTTAACATTGTCAATATCTTCTTTCAGTTCTTCCATCTCTTCAGCTAATCTCATATCTAGGAATGAATCAATAGTTTCAACTAATTCTTCCAAATCACCTTTAAGAACTTGACTTAATTCTTCTTTGGCTTCTTCAAGTTTTTCAGCGTATTCAACTTCCAAATCACGGAACCTTTCGATATCATCTCTAAGTTCTTCCAATTCTTCTTTCAAATACTCTTCGGTTTTTGTATCTAGAGCTTCGATCAAAGCTTCTTTATCAGCTTGATACTGCTCTTGCAGTTCGACTCTCACTAGAGCTTCTACTTCGGCTTTCGCTTCAATTACAGTAGCTTCACGTGCTTCATCTAACTGTGTATTGATCGCTTCTAGAAGCTCTTGTTTGGTTTCTTCTGTTAGCAATTCATTCTCGACTAACTGTTGAAGCAATTCTTTCATAGCAAACCCCTTTTATATTGTTTTAATTATATACACTTACGCAAAAGTGCTCTTAATTATTTATTGTTATTCCCTTACTTCATAAATTATTAGGATTGATTTTTATAAGTGATTGATTTTAAAGAGGAAAAAATTAGGCAGATATTAAATATTTTTTGAAAAAAATAGTGCACCTAATTGATTATTGACAATATTCTTAAGGTATGATAGGATAGAACGGAATTGAAAAGGAATAATTATGAAAAAAAATGTTGCGGAAATACAGAATAAATATATTAAATCAAACCCGGATGCAATTAAGCCGAAGTTGAAAACAAATCTTCAGGGGGATATAAGCAAAGTAGAGAGTATTATGCGAAAAATATTGGGGAGTAGGTCTAATGTGCCCGAATTATATAGGCTGAGGGGTAAGGTGTCTCAACTATTAACCGCGATAGATAACAGCATTCAAGATGTAAATTAAATTTCAACAGGTGGACGTAAATCTTCCAAGTCTGCATGTAATATCTTACGGGCTTCCGTTTCCCTGAGTTTCCCGTGAGTCGTATAGTAAATCTGCTTACGCTTAAGGAATCCCTCTATCCATGCTGCCCTTCCAACACGCCACTCGTCATCAGAGGCTTTAACTTCCTTCTGTATGAGAATGTTATTCACACGGTACATTGAACGTGATGCGAGTGCCCACAGATCAAGGTCTACCACAATTTTATCTATTTCGCTGGCCGTATCATCAAGTATGTGTGTTTTAGTTGCTAGGATAGCCTGTAGGATACTGGCTTTATCAGGGTGGTGGGGGTGCTCAAGGTTAAACTGTTCAGCACTGCGTTCTTCGTTAAGTTTATGAGGATCTGGAATCTCATATACGATGTCATGATACAGAATGGCCCACATGGTGGCATTTAACATGTCAGGATCAATGTTATAACCTGTCAGTGCCTGCAACTTCTCAAGCATATACTGGATATGAGATAAGGCATGATAATAACGGCTGGGGTCGGTGTAGGCGTGTATGACGTTATTGGGGATAACAATCTTCATCTCCAAACTATCATTGAATCGTGGCATATTCTGTTTCCTTATTTTCATTACTGGGTGCGAAGCTGGTGGTAAAATGCCAGACAATGCAGCTCGTGCCATAGGGTGGTGGTCTAGATTATATCCTACTCTGTAGTATTTGTCCATAATTTATTTGGCGGAAGTAGTAGGATTCGAACCTACGGACCCCCTTTCGGGAGTCTCTGCCTTTCCAAGACAGTGCAATAAACCACTCTGCCATACTTCCAATCGGGTGTTGGTATATCTATTCTCCAGTGCCTAATCTAGTCTTATCAGTATAAGACTTTCTCTTGCCAACACCCGTTAAACTAGAGGTACAAGAGGTAAGAGAGCTATGACTCCTACCAAAACTCCTAAAACAAAGAAAATAACCCCAAAGAATAACGGTATCTCTGATCCCCACGGGTCACTGGAATCATCTATTTGTTTACCCCAGTAGAAAACTGAAATACCAAGTACTATAAAACCCACAGATATACAAAATGGAAGCATGTTATTCAGTCGCCCCTACAATAGTATTAACACATTCAACGTATTCAGCAATATGAATACCCTGTCTATTGACACATTGACACGCCTCGGAATACGTCGAGTATCTAGCTGGGTACGATGATGTGCCTTGTGGGTCACTAAAGCGTAATACCCTCCAGCCACCGAAAAACAGCCCTCTTTTATATACCCAGAAATCCCCGGGAGTTCTTCTTACAATTTTAAATTCTTTCATTTGGTAGCTACGGCTGGAGTTGGACCAGCTAATGTCTCCTTATGAAGGAGGTCCCGAGCCGTTTGGGTTCGTAGCCAAAATAATATGTCGAGTATAACTTATTTATGCAAACGATGCAAGCTTTTATTTCACCTTCCACTGGTGGCGGCGTTTACTGTTGTGTTTCCAGTTATTAGCCGCTCTACCAGCACTGTTACAGTAATCATCCCAGCTATCGGGTAGGCTTCTCCCCCGGCGTGCCCCACGTATTATGTTTGGCCCGTACTCGGCCACGTGAAGGGCATTTTGGCGGCGTTCATTAGTGGTACTGATAGTACGGAAATACCCATCAACCTTGAAGTTAAGGCTACGGGGCACATCTACATCACTCCAACAATAGGTGTGGTAGTACCCTCTCTTTATCTTATTGGGGTCATTCTTTTTATACTGAACCTTGGTGGTGTCACGCTTTCCACCCCAGACACCCCAGTAACCACTTCGATAATTGTGGTGTCTGTAGCGTGGGTAGAGTCTATTAAATGCCGCATAGTATCTGGAATATGGTACTGTCTTGCCGAAGTGGTCCCAGAGTTCGTAACGTGGAACGGTGGACTCCCACGAACGCATTGGATGACCAGATTCATAAAGGTAAAAGTAGTGGTTAAACTGACTTACAACAACCGTTTCATCCCGGTACTGATCTAGCACCTCGTAGGTATCTATTAGGCTAGTTGATACAAATGCACAGACCCCAGCAAATTTATCGTATACCTTGTAGGTGTACTTGAAGGGGTCTGTTTTGTAACTTTTAGGTTTCATGTCCTGCTCCTCTAGTGAATATCACTAGAAGAGATTGAACATTACCTCTTCAAATTTTGAATAATACATTACTTATTACCTTTATCTGATTCTTTAGCCTGTCGAGCTAGAGCCATTTCTCTGACTACCCTATGAAGCGTGGTCAAATCCTTTCTGGCCCATTCATTAGCAACCTTAAACACACTCTTCTTTTCTGTATCCGAATTTTTCAAAGTCATCTCCAGCCCATACATTGGCATATTCAATAATTTCATCTGTCTTTAGATCATCCCAACTGGCATGGTCTCTTTTCAATTCATGGGGCATTATAATCGTTTTATCCACAAAAGGCAAGCGATTAAACTCCTCTGTTACATTCTCCAGATGCAATGGTATTACATGATCTGGCATTCTTCTGTACCATCTATGCTGTGGGGTCATTAATCTCGGCAACCTCACTTGTGTAATCGTCTCTATGTTGTGGTGATGCTTGGCGGCAAAAGCACAGAAGGTTAAGAAGTCATCCTTCCTTAATGCCGACATCCACGTATCCCTATATCCATGCCTGTCATTCTTGTTGTGGAGTAAAGAGTTCCATAGTGCAACGAGACGCTCATATGGATTCCTAACCGTGGAGAACACCGTGTAACCATCTGTGCTCTTCGGCATTTCTGTTCTATGGAACTCAGGCCATTGTCTTGTACCATCGAACTCTTCCTCCAACAACTTGAAAAATGTATGTGACCCCGTTTTAGGGGTTGAAATAAACACATACTTGTATTTACGTGAGAGTATCATCCGAACATCCGAACGTCTTCAAATTCAAGATAGTGAGTTACCGCCTCTGATAATGCATAATCTAATTTTAATTCATGCTTAATAAGTTTAGCATCAAAGCTAATAAAGGAACCTACCCCTACATCCCCATCGAGAAAGGACACTGTTATGGGTGTACGATTCTTTAACAGTCTTATCATACGAAACATCGTATCATTACTCGTCAATGGCTGTTCTATAACAAGTGTAAATGTGTTATCTACTAGGTTGAACGCACACCGTATAGCACACCTCTGTAGTAAATTGTTTAAATCCTCTGGGAGAGACGTATCTATAGCCCACCTATGAGCCAGTGCTGGTTGCAATATACCAGTGATACTATAACTGTATGGGGTTTTTTCATAAAGGTTTCCAGCTATATCGGCTGGGGTTTTTTTCTTTTTTGTACTTGTTTTCTTTGCTGTGGTTTTTTTCTTTGTAACTGGGGCTTTTGGTCGTGCCACCTTAATTTTTTGTTTTCTAGTCATATCAATCACCTATAGTTAGTTTGTACGACTATTTATACTTTATTACAGGTGTGACATTTAGGGTATATTAGAATATGTTAAATGAGTGGATAGAGGTACGAAACTTCCACAGGTCTATTCCTTTCATACAGAAATTGGTCTTCCCAAGATCCAAAGCCTTTACCCTTTTCTGCTTAATAAGTAAACGCTCTGTCTCTCGGGAAGCCGATTTTTCTTTAACGTAGCGATCTAAGCTCATGTCCTAGAAGCACCGGGGGAATGGGTAAGAGAAGGTGAATCATCCCTATTATTGGGGGATTGGCCCATAGTTCCCTTCCACAAACGATTGAAGGTGTACATACATCCTTCTTTATTAATGCGGGGGTTTTTCTTCTGAAGTATTTTACATCTAGTCAAAAAATTTCTAGCTGTATCTTCATATGACTTGTTATATTCCTTTGCATTCTGAATAAGTCTATTGGCTATATTGTTCAGCTTGGCCTGTGTATCTACAGCGGGCCTTTCTTGTTGCTTCTGCCGTGCCCTAGCCCCGATAGATATCTCGGCTATAACTGACTCCGCTAATATTTGTTTAAGTTTCATTGTTTATTATCCTATGCTGCCCCGAACCTCATCTTGCCTTTCCTCGCTTTCGCGGGGTTCCTCTTTCAATTTTTCAAGTTCTATACGTCTATTTAGTTGCCTATGCCTATATACTTCACGTAATTTATATCCTTCCATTCCAAACAGGAAATGTTTAGTACCTTCTAATATTTGTCTCAATTTCATATTGTCTTTCTTTTTTCCTCATAGTTAGGATGCCTTTTCTTTTGGTATCCATTTGTCTTTTAATAATTTAATATACTCCTCAACGGAATTTATTTTCTCTTTACGCCATATAGCCATCAAGGTTTTCATCTCTTCGTGCTCACCCTTCATATTATGTAAATCATTACCTAATCGAGACTTCGCCTCATCGAAATAATCTTGAGTTATATCAGCGTATACCTTCTTTCCTTCTTTACTCAACTTATCATAGTCACTTACATAGTACAGTTCAACATATCCACTCAAATACTTTCGGCGTTGTCTGCTGTATGCTGGACCCGGGAGATCAGCTCCCTTACCTAATATTTCAGGAGTAGGCTTTATAGCTTTCCCCTTGGCCTGCAACCCCCAAGATTTCTTATCATCATAGAAGTAGGTGGATATCCCAGCCTGCTTTGCTTTCAAAAATATCTTTCTAATCTTTCTAAGGGATGTATTGTTATGATGAAATCTCCCCATCTCATCTAAATTTACATAGATATGAATCTCTGTAATATACGACGCGGCATTTTCTATATACGGCTCATCCGAAAAAACTCTATCTTCCATCTCATTCTTAGCCGGGTCTACCTTCCTGAACTCAGGACCCCAATAATCTACTGCATTACCGGAATATCGCTGTGAGAGTTTACCGCCATCTAATTTAAAGATAATAGCAGTTCCCATGGGGTTCCTATGATAAGACCCTAATTTACTCCTCGTTGTACTAAGATAATACAGCTTTGGTGTATGCTGCTTTTCAGCAGACGTACCTGAAACCAACGACAGGATGAATCTATTACCATCTAGTATAGACAATGCATTATGTATAGACGTAGAATGATAAACAACATCAGATATCCGCTCTAATAAGATGTCATGTAATTTCATATTTCTTTCCAGTTTTATCTAACTATTTATCAAATTGGAAAAAATGTGGGTGCAAAAGGGATCGAACCTTTGACCTCTGCCATGTCATGACAGTGCTCTACCAATTGAGCTATGCACCCATGGAAAGCCGCTTACGCAGCTTTCTCAGTCACTACTGCAACATCAACTTTATTAGTAAACTTTGCAGGTTTTAAGAACTCCACCATCACACGGTCAAACATCTCAACCGTGAATGATTTACCGAAAGGTTCAAAGAAATCTTCGATTGCCTTTTGGCGGCTTGCAACGCGTTCATCATATTGGGCTTGCGTCGAGTATGAAGGCTTCTTACCATCATCTAAAGCAGCCATATTTATCTTGGTATGAATACCAATTAACTTATGGTATGCGTTCCAAAAGCCTTGCTTGCTTTCGTTCGTAGATGGTTTAAATGTAACAGAGACATCCTTCTCTGTTAAAATGTTGAACAACAGATGCTGGGCACCAGTAAGGTTACTGTACTTGATCCGCCCTCTATACGCATCTTCGACAAATGTAGGCTTGGCTTTACCTGAATTGATATAGTCTTTCCACGCTTGTCTGAAATGCAGATAGTGTTCTTTTGTTACAAATATTTCTTTCTTAATGTTACTAATTTGAGTAGTCATAATAATTTCCTATGTGTTATATAATGTTCATTCATTTAAGTTATCACTGAATCGCATTATAACATAGGGGGACCACGAATGGAAGTTATCTAATAGAATAGACCCTTCATATTTCTCTCCTTATTTAGTTGCATTTTATAATCCTTAGACCAGTATTTATACTTTACTACCAAATTTTACACTCAACCGTTTAAACTCCGACAGGTCTTTTTCTTCCTCGCGTAATTTGGCTTCCTTGGCCTTCAGTTCCCTCTCACGGCGTTCTTTACTTTCCTTTGCCTTCTTAGCCGTTTCAATCCTTTCGGCTTCTGCCTTCCATCCCGCTCCAGTTAACCAAGAGGTAGGAATAGTTCTATCCCATTCGTCGTGAGGACAACAACTACAACCATTCTCTAGCATGTGAAAGGTAATACCATCCTCACCAAAAGTGATGCTTCCAATGCTACAAGAGGTGTAGTCACTTTCAATGAGTTCCCGTAATCTGGGAGTGTTGTGAATATAGCTCTCAATTTCCTCACAAAGATTACTAGCTATGCTGGCAAAAGCATTCAACTGGTCAGTAGTGAAATCGGATAAGGACACCTGACATTCATTGTCAAGTGGTTCAAGGCTGTCTAAAAATGTTTTCTTAAGTGTTTCGTTGTTCATAATAGTTCTCCATATAAGTTATAGTTAAATGATTGATATAGCTCATTTAACCGGGGAGAACCTCGGGGTTCGGGTACCTAATGCTTACCGTTTGTTTGATACATAATAATTTCCTTCTGTTAGTATTTACACTATACCACCTGTTTCAATGAAAGTCAACCCCCTTCTGGTATATTTAAAGCAACCAATTGATTGTTTCAAAGCCGCTCTTCTTTGCATGTTCTATAAGAAGGTCCGGTATAATTAAATCATAGTAAAACATATTCCAACAATCAACTCTCGCTTTCCAATTATTACTACCATATCTCTGACCTTCTTTTACGAAATATGCTTTTTCATCAAACACATTTTTTTGAATCATTCCACAGAAGTACGCATTACTTAGATCATTTAAAACACGCAAAAAGGCATATACATCACATTGTTGCGTTTTGTTGTATGCTGGCACTGTACCTTCATAATCAATCTGAGGCACAACTGTTGTATCCTTAGTTTTTACCTCAATTTTTAATCCTTTGTATATAAGATCATAATCGAATGTGTTTTCAACTACACTATCCATAAGTAAATAATTAAGAGCTATTTCACCCAAAAACCCAATCATTGTTTTTTTACCCTTCATTACAGAATTCTTAAGTGTAGACTTCGGTAAGTTCGCCGCTCTTATTGTAGCTAATTCAACCATTTCTGGGATAATAGGTATTACTATACATTGCGTATTGCTAAGACGTTTCAAAATTATCCTCTCATTAATATTCTCACGGTGCCGCACATTGCATTGTCTGCTGTGCCGTCACTGCCGTTGCCATAGCCGCTCTAACTGGTATTTCTATGGCCTCAATGCCGGGTATAGGTAATGCCAATAGCTGATTCAGCAGTGCAAGTGAACCATTTTGAATAGTAAGTGCCTGAAGAT